AGACCTACTGCCAGACGATATTCGTTACTTGAGGGTGCAAGTCTCTGGCTTAAATCGTTCGTCGCGTGGCGCGCTTCTCAGGCGGTATTGTGAGGTATGGGTGGAGGCAATGAGCGATGGCAAACAAAGCACCGGCAGACGAGCCGCTAATACGTGGATTAGGGAGGGGCGTTAGCCCCACCGGTTACAAGGGGTTATAGTCTGCCTGATTATGCTGGTCGCGCTCACCAAGGAAGTCATCTAGCGCATTGACGATGGCGGTGAGGCATGGGAGTGGAAAGAAGTCATTGGTAAGCGCTATGATATCCCGGATGATTCGCACGATATCCGTAACAACATTGTGCGTGATTCTTGAGGCTTGCTGAAAAAACATCATGATACACCCCCTTAATGGGTCAGATAACATGTTGTTATGAATTTCAGTATATACTATGATCGCATTATATGTTGAACGGATGAAAATTTATGCTTATTGGCGTTGTAAAATGGTTTAATAACGATAAAGGCTATGGGTTTATAGAATCCGAGGGAAAAGATTATTTTGTTTATTTTAAAGCAATCCAAGGCGATGGGTTTAAAACATTACTTGAAGGTAAAAAAGTAAGCTTTAAACCTACAGTAACCGAACGCGGCCACGCCGCCGAATTGGTTACTGTGTTAGAGTAAAACGTACATTAACATCACCAGTGAACCTGTTGCAGCAATACACATGATGCCGGTTAGTAATTCCAGTAAAAATGCTTTCATTCTTGATGCATTTTTCGATAATTATAAAGCTGCTGAACCATTTCAATTAGTTTCAGCTCGATAGATTCCATTTCGTCCAATGATAATAAACTATAATCTACTATTCGATCGTGTATCATCCAGTTAACCCGATGATAGTCTTTGGTATCAGATTCCGGGTTTATGGTAATGCGGATGCTCATTAATAAAAATCCTCTCTTTTAACGCCATACTCGTCATGCCAGTCAGTTACTGGTGGCTCCTGCTCGGCGTCATAATCGTACTCTTCATCGTCGTACACGGGTATTCTTCATCTGTTTAATGTGTTCATAGTAACAAGCGTCACATATTATGTCAACACTATTTCTAAATTATTAATGGGCAATTATGCGGCTAGTTGTTCAGCGTTATATAGAACCGACTTTGGGCTATACTGGACTTGGTTTGTTGTTATGTTGTCCCGCTTGATATCCACAGATTTTGTGGATATCTTGCAATGCTCATTGTCTATGCTATAGTGGGTGCATATATCAAAATGGAGTTTAATCATGGCTAAAGATTTCGATTATGAGAAAGCTGATAACAGTCATTACACTGTACCAAGCATGTATGGTAAAATAGTGCGCGAGCAGTACAATGAGCAACCAAAGTATTGTGAACCAGGTGATGCTGATGGGCAGATGCGTGGTGAGCATAGTAATGAGCAAGCTGGACCGTAATTATGCCTGGTGGTCGACCAACAGATTACAATGATGAGGTAGCTGCTCTTATATGCGAACGAGTAGCTACTCATACTATTGGTTTAGAGCGCCTTTGTAATATGTATGATGATATGCCCTCTAAGTTCACGGTTAATTTATGGCGTTATAAGCATCCAGAGTTTTCTACCCGCTACGCACAAGCAAAACTCATTCAGGCCGATTTAATAGCAGAAGAATGTCTTGAAATTGCGGACGATTCTCGCGGTGATATTAAGTATGATGAGGAAGGAAACGAGGTTATAAATTCTGAGTTTGTTGCTCGTTCTCGACTTAGGATTGATACTCGAAAATGGCTGGCTGCTAAGTTACTTCCTAAGCAATATGGCGTTCATGCCGAGGAATCCAAGTCATCAACTGAATCCGTACTTGAGCAAATCCTATCCGGCAAACTACAAGTAAAGAATGATTGATGTATTTGACCTGCAACAATTCGCACCAGCATTTCTAAAGATATCAGATAAATCCGGCGACTTAGTCCCATTCAAATTCAATCGCGCTCAGCAATACGTGCATGATCGAATCGAAGATCAACTGAAGCGTTTAGGTTATGTGCGCATTCTGATATTAAAAGGGCGTCAGCAGGGCTGTTGTTACGCTCCAAATATGCGCGTTTTAACTTCCGATTATCAATGGATTAAGATTAAAGATTTACACGTTGGTCAATCGTTGATGTGTGTGGATGAAGAATCGGTTGGCGTTACAGCATCTGGCAGAAAAAGTGAAAGGCGTATTCGTACTGGAAAAGTTGAAGCCAAGGTTTATTTAAAAGCCGAAGCCTTTGAAATTTTGTTAGAGAACGGCGCTAAATTGATTGCCACGGGTGAACATAGGCATCTATGTTTAAAGCGATCTGGAACTGATACGCAATGGCGTGAAGTAAAAGATTGCAAAGCAGGTGATCACATTAGAGCTTTTTGTAATTCTCCAGATGATCTGATTCCTAATTTTGAAGATGGTTGGTTTGCTGGCTTGTTGGATGGAGAAGGTTCGTTTGGTGCAAATCCAGCCATTAGGATTGCTTTATCTCAAGTAGAAGGCGCCGTTTTAACTCGCGCAAAAAAATATCTTGATGATAACAATATTAAATACTACGAATTAATTGACAAACGAACGTCCGGAGTCAAATCAAAATTAGGTGATAAACCAGTTCATTGTTTAAGAATAGATAGAATCACAGATGTTTTAAAAATATTAACCAAAACAAGGCCAAGTAGATTTGTAGAAAGGCTTCTTTTTGATGGTAAAAAGTTACCTAAAAACTGCTCTGGTTTTGATTCTTGGAAGAAAATTATACATATAAAGCCTGTGGGCAAAATTGATGTTGTTGATTTACAGACTTCTCATAAGACTTTCGTTTGCGAAGGCTTGGTTTCTCACAACTCAACATACATACAAGCTAGATTCTTCCACCGCGTATTGACCACTAAAGGTACGCAGGCCTTCATCCTAACTCACATGACTGATGCCACTAAAAGCCTGTTCGAGATGACCAAACGGTATAACAACAACTTGCCAGAAGGTCTTGCTCCAAAAGCAGACAAAGATAATGACAACCGATTGATGTTTGACAAGATGGGATCTGGTTACCGGGTTGGTACTGCTGGCAGCAAAGAAGTTGGCCGCTCAATGACTAACCAGCTTATGCATTTATCCGAGTACGCCTTCTATGAGAATGTAGCTCAAATTAAGCGTGGCGTTGAACAGACTGTCGCAGACATCAAGAGCACCGAAAAGATAAAGGAATCTACAGCCAATGGCATTGCGAATGCGTTTTACATTGATTGGCAAGACGCAAAGAGTGGAGAATCGGACTGGGAAACCATCTTTGTTCCGTGGTATTGGCAAGATGAATATACCCGTGATGCAACCGGCTTGACGCTAACAGATGATGAACGCGATTGGATGGCGTTATATGGAGATAACGGTCTAACACATAGACATTTGTCATGGAGGCGCAATAAGCTTGCTGATTTTGATGGTGATTACGATCAGAAATGTAAGGGATTCAGTCAGGAATACCCGTTTACAGATGAAGAAGCTTTTTTGCACTCCATTACCGATACATTTATCACCACAGAGCCAGTTATGCGGGCAAGAAAGGCTGATGTTGACAGCGAAGTGGCGTTGATTATTGGAGTTGATCCGGCGCGTGGTGGTGTTGACCGATCGGCAATCATGCGAAGACGTGGGCGCAAAGCATTTGGCGGAGAGACCCATCAAGGACTAACAACAATGGAGCTTGTTGGCAAGATTAAATCAATTATTGAACGGGAGAGGCCTCACAAAGTATTTATCGATTGCATTGGCATTGGAGCCGGTGTTGTTGACCGGTTGCAAGAGATGGGATTTGATTGCGTAGAAGGGATTAACGTTGCGCGCTCCGCTAATAACAAAGACCAGTTTGCCAACCTACGCGCTGAGTTATGGCACGAAATGCGAGACTGGTTTTTGCAAGACTTACCCGTACAGATACCCAACGATCCGGATCTTCAAAAAGAGATATGCGGATTGGGTTATAAATACAATAGCTCTGGTCGATTGTTGATTGAAAGCAAAGACGAGGCTAAAAAACGCGGCATGCGAAGTCCCGACAAGGCAGATTCTCTCATGCTGACGTTCTCATACGGCCAACATGCCGGAACGAATAGCTATAAGCCTAGAACTATGCCTCCTCAATCATCGGGGATGTTCACGTAGCTGACCGAATGTGTCACAATTGAATGAATTGTTAACAAGGACTTGCAAACATGGCAAAGAAAGCCCCGAAGATTGCACAAAAAGCCCGTCAGGCTGCTGAAAAGTGGCGTGAATACTTCCAGATTAACATCAACGAATACCACCGAATGCATGACTTCATTCTTGGCCGTCAATGGACGGACGACGAAGAGGATATGCTCAAGACTTATAAAAAGGTTCCGTTAATATCCAACAAACTGGCTACATTAGCTAATTCGCTACTAGGTGAGCAACAGCAGAACACACCCCAATTGCAAGTCGTTCCGATGGAAAATTGCGACGAGGAAGTCGCCAAGTTGCGGGAATTGATTGTTAAAGACTTGATGTTTTCTACGCACACCAAAACCTGTTATCAAGTAGCTGCCAGTCAAGCGTTTATTGGTGGATTTGGAGCATTTGCCTGGACTACTAAATACGCGCATACCAAATCATTTGATCTCGACATGGAGTGCATGTATTTCAAAGACGCCACCCGCTGTTATTGGGATGTGGCGGCTGAGAAAATTAATAAGACCGATGGCATGTATTGTGGATATTTGTCTCGTATGTCACGTGCCAAATTTCGAGATGTTTACGGCAGAAATATCGAAGAGAAAATCACAGGTGGTAATGCCATAACAGCCAGCCGGGAAGAAGTGGCGCTGGCAACTAGCACGCAATCAACAGATAGTGGTGTCTTTAACTGGGCTGATGATCAGGCAATAACAATACAAAACCATTTCGTTCGTAAACCTAAAAATGAAACACTCTACAAACTATCGAATGGCCGCATTTTAGACCAGGATGAAATGGATGAACTGGCAGAACGTTCACGCGACATTAACGCCGAGATTCAAGAGCAACAGTTTTCCCAACAAATGATGATGGGCGAACAAGCAGGTCTTGAACAAGAGGAAGGACTGCCGATGCAAGCTGACATGCAAGCCGAACAAGCAGGCATGGACGATGCGGTCGATACCGATGAAGACGCAATCATGACCCTATGGGATGATGGCGAACAGGTTAGGATAGAAGACAAGCGCGACACTAAGCGTTATCGCGTGGTTCACCAGGTTATCGCAGGTGATTATTTGCTGGATGAATCAGATTTTCCCAGTGAACAACTGCCGGTGGTGTATGTTGATCAAAATTCCTATTACGATAAAAATGGCAAGCAAATATGTCGGTCATTCTTTGCTGATTGCATCGATACCCAACGTTACATTAACTACTTGCGCACACAATCAGCCTATGTACTCAAAGTATCACGCTATGACCAATGGATAGGCAGCAAGAAAAACGTTCAAGGCAATGATACTCAGCAAATATGGCGTGACCCCCTTAATACACAAGGCATGCTTACTTATGATGAATCGCCCAACGGTAACAAACCTGAGCAGATTAGACCGCCTGAATTGTCTCAATCACTATTAACGCAATATCAATTAGCAATTGAGGATTTGTATACGTCCACTGGATTGTATCCTACGCGTTTAGGACAACAAGGTAATGAAACATCCGGTGCTGCCATCGATGCGCGCACACGACAAGGGTCATATCCAACTTATGTGGCTTTCAACAGTATCAATCGCGCTATCAGCACAGGCGGTGAAATCGTCAATGAGATGGTGCCGAACGTGTATGACAGTGAACGCGTGATAGCACTAATGACCCCTGACGAAGGCATGAAAAACATAACGATCAACAAGCAAGCTGACGAGTACGGCGAGCATATTGAGAACGATATACGCAAAGGCACATATGAGGTTAGGTTGCAGGCAGGGCCAAGTTACGAAGGACAGAAAGAACAGGCATTACAATCGCTCAACATGGTATTGCAAGCCAATCCCCAACTGTTGAACCTGTTCGCCGATTTGTACGCTGAAAATTTACCGTTGATGAATACGATTGAGATTAAGAATCGCCTTAAAACGATTGTGCCTCCTGGCGTGGTTGAAGCTGGGAAGACAGGCAAGATGCCCCATGAAGAAGGTCAACAGCAACCTAATCCTGAAGAAGTGCAAGCGCAAATGATGCAAATGGAAATGCAAATGAAACAACAGGAACTGCAGCTTAAACAGCAAGAGTTAATGTTAAAAGCTGAAAAACAACAAGAAGAAACACAGCGTGAAATGGCGCGCCTTGAGACTGAACGGCTTGAGGTTGCAGCCCAATTGGAAGAGCAAAAGTTACGCTATATGGCTGAGACCCATCGAACCAACAGTGATGCGGCTATATCACACGCTGATAATATTACTAAGATTTTGACGCACAAGATTCAATAGCAAACCAAAGAGAGGGATGTATGAGCACAGAAACAAGCAGTATAGATGATGTTTTGACCGGGGCTGGCAGCAATGCTCAACAACCAACCGCACCTGAAAATGTGTACGATGAGCCTGAGCTTGAATCACAAACGCCAGAATTTAATCCAGAGCCAGAACCTGAGACAGAAGCAAAACTAGAAGCTCCAGATGACAAACATGAAGAACACGTAGACGAAGAACTTGACGATTATGGCAACGAAAAACCTAAACCTAAAACCTACACAGAAGATGAGGTAAATGAGCGGATTAACAAAGCAGTGCGCGACCGTTTAGCACGCATGGAAAAGAATCAAGGTATTACGCCGCAACAAGCACAACATGCCGAACAGAACTTTGAATATGACCCTAATGCGCAAGGTGATTGGCAACAACAACTTAAACAATTCGTTAAGCAAACGTATCAGGAAACAATTCGCGAAGAACAACAGCATGTACAGCAGCAACGTGAGCAACAGGCACAAGCCGAATTTGAGGTTAAATTCCATCAGGGTATGGGTAAGTTTCCCGACTTTCGTGACGTCGTGAGTCAACAACCTATAACCGATGCAATGACGGTTGCAACGCGTGCAATGAAAGACCCTGCGGCGTTCCTGTATGCTGCCAGCAAGCGTCATGGTGCTGAATTGCAACGAATATCACAAATACCTGACCAATATAGCCAAATGGTTGAAATGGGCAAATTAGAGGAACGTATGAGAAAAGGTAAGACATCAACAACGGCGCCACGACCGCTATCACGCACGCAAGAGGATGCGGGGATGCCTCATAAATCTGATCGCGAACCTACGATTGAGGAAATGATCGCAAAGGATGAAGCTAAGAAGAGAGCAGCTGTAAATGCTAGAAGGCGTTAAGTCTCCTGGTGTTCCTGTAGGTAGGTAATGGCGGCTTGGAGTAATGGGATAGATTCTCTCATTGCTCCGATAGAAACATTGCATTTATGGCATAGCAGTCCGCGTATCTTGTTGGTTTTGTGGCAATGATCGATAGCTAGTCTTTTTGGATTTTCATTTCGTTTAGATATTTGAATAGATTCGGGCTCGTTACATATAGCGCATAAGTTGTTTTGCGCTTCTAACATCTCATAGTAAATACGTTTTTCAACTTTAAGACCGCCCTTGGTTAAAGAGAAATATTTTCTCCTCGCGTTTTGCGCAGGATAATCAGCTTTTGCTCGCGACCTTTCATTGCGTTCTTTAGTGCAGAGTCGACATGACAGCCATTCCTTTCCTGGCAGCCGAAGATACACCCCCACAGACGTAAGCGGCCCATGCTTTTTACACACCTTTAGAATTCCTTCGGGTAATTTGGGCGCGGTCGGTAACTCATAAGATTTATGACGACTATAGCGAACACGATGCATTTGGCATATCCGACGATTCTGCTTTTTATCCCGAATTCGTCCGCAACCTTCAATAATGCATATTTCTGATTTTTCCATACCACACTCCTCCAGTGCCCTCAATGAAGTATCAAGCCAAATCAGTGAGGTACTGACGGTTCGGGAGCTACCCTAGGCTTGGATGTACATCATAACAAAACTTCGACATGGAGTCATTGACGATAATTAGTAAGATAGTATAACCTTAGTACTGATGGTGATTTTATTTTAGTGGTAAAACTTTCTAGCGTCCCGTCAACTAGAAGCACATGAGCCTTCCACGGGCGAATGAACGTAAGAGCTTAGCGTTTTGCTAAGTCTTTATTATTAATTTACTTTTTGTGAGGAGATATCATGTCTTCAAATGTGTTTAGAGAAACATCCTATGTATTAGATGATGTATTTGTGCGATTCTGGAACAGTCTCGCATTCGTACGAACCTCGAACAGAAACCTTGAAGCTGACTTTAAAAACCTTAAATTCGCAACTGGTCAAACCATTGACTACCGCCTAGAGGAAAGATATCTAGCTGGCGAGGGTGCTACAGCAACTGCTGAAGCCCGCGTACAGGTCATTCGTCCTTTAACCATCAATAAGCAATTTCGCACCATGGTCGAATACTCAGGGTTCAACCTGACGTTTGATCGCGCACGCGATGAACCTTATCTGGAAATGGCGAATGCCCCACGTGCTAAGCGCTTAGCTAACATGGTGGAATCGTTTGTAGCCCGCGATAACTTTTGGCCTGCTACTTATCAAGCCGTTGGTACTCCTGGGGTTCCTGTAGATTTCAATACCATTCTAACTGCTGATGCGTATATGACTGAGCTTGCAATTCCTGAAGACGGTAAGCGTTATGCAGCGGTTCCACCACGTGTGGCGGCTAACCTGTCTAATGACCTGTTTGCTGTGTTCAACAACACGGTTAATACTGGTGCGTTGATGGATGGTTTCATCGGTCACTTATCTGGCTTTGACTTCTTCAAGACTAATTTCTTGGGTCGTCAAGTTGCTGGCGCTGGTGAAGCCGGTGGTGCGCCTCCTGCTGGATTTAAGCTTGGTGGTACTGTCACTAACGGCCCGATCACTGGGGGTAATACCATTGAAGTATCCGGTGTGGTAGCCGCTGATGTTGTTTTCCGTGAGGGCGATATCATCGAGGTTGATGATGCTGACGGGGTGTTTATGATTAACCCGTTGACCTATGAGCCTTTAGCGCAGCGTGCGCAGTTTGTTGTAACGGCTGATGTTACATCTACTGGCGGAGGTACCGCGGTAATTCCTGTTAACCCAACTATCGTTGTCAGTGGTGCGCGTCAAAACATCAGTGCTGCTATTCCTAACGGCGCTCAGATGTTGTTGCGTGATAGCCATAACGTGTCTATTGCTTATCATACACAAGCTGTTGTGTTTGCAGCCCCTCCTATCAAGGAATTGAAAGGTGGTGTTGAAGCGGTTACTCGTTACAGTGATTTGTACAAGCTGGCGATGACTTACTCACTGGGCGCGGATATCCGTAACTACGAACAGCTCGACAGGATCGACGTTATTTGTGGTGTGGCTATTAACCCTGAGTTTGCGGTTCGTATCTGCTCGTAACCTGAAAAGGGGGCATTTGCCCCCGATTCTTCTGGAGGTTACATGCCGAAATACAAAGGTCGTGAAGTATCAAAAGACCACTTTCGCGCGTACGTGTACGGCGATAACAACACCCAAATGCTTGTAAATAGTTGGGATGATTTTCAATATGCATTGTCTACTGGCGCATGGTTTGAGGATAAACCCCAATCCAAAACGACGCCCAAACGCAAGAGGCGCAAATCATGACAACCACACGCCAATTCCTCACACAGTCTTATCGCTTAATCAGCGCCGCTAATCCTACACAGCCATTACATGGCGATGACTTATCGCTTGGATTGACAGTTCTTAATCAATTACTGCAATCATATGCCAGCACAGGATTGTTGGTAACGATTGCGAGAACTGAGCAAACTATTTTGCAGATTGGGCAACGCGAGGTGGTGTGTGGCGCTGCGAGTTATGTGCCTACGCCTGACATTACAGTTGGACGCTTGGCTAATATTGATAGTGCGTGGTTGTTGTTGGAGGGCGTTACATACCCTTTCATTATTCAGACGCAAGCGGAGTTTAATGCGGCATGGAAATATGACCCATTGCAAGCGTTGCCACGGTTCGCGATTTTAGCTCAAGAAACTGAGGTGACACGTATCAGGGTGTATCCCGCGCCTAGCCAATTGTATGACTTTTTTGTTCGGGGTAAATGGCAATTAAACCAACTTAGTGCCAATGACACGATGGATAGCTTGCCACAATACTATATTCGGTATTTTATGTTTGCTGTGGCGAAAGACGTGGCGATGTATAAGGGACGGATGGAGGCGTGGACACCTCCGCTTGAACAGATGCTTGTTGAGGCGCGTGACCAGATGATTGCAGCTAGCGAAATGAACTTGTCAATTGCTGGCACAACTGCGTCGCTACTCAATGGTGCCTACCGGGTCAGGGCAGGAATTTGATGAAATTTGTACAATTAGGATAATAAATGCCAATCAAGCCCCTTAATATATTCTGTTACTATAATGTCCAAAGATTCAAGCAGCTTGGCGCTATGGATTCGGCTAATTTCTATGGTGTGGCTGTTCCTGACACCAAGAAGGGGCAGGCATTATATCCTGCTATGGGCAGAAAACATGTCACGCTATTTGATCAAAACAAGCTGATATTTACCGCGCAGCCTACCAAGATATTCAAGAGTATCAACAGTTGGTTTGCCGTGGTTGGCACGCAAGTGTTTGCGATAGACAAGTTTTATAATGTGGTATCTTTGGGTGAGGTAGCGTTTCGAGCAAATATTTGGAATGCAACACTTGCGGTAGGTACTACGGTATATACGATGATATCAGACGAAACGAATTTGTATGTGATTACAGAAAACGGGTCGTCTATATCGATGGTTGAGGTTACCGATCCGAATGCTCCTGGTGGAGCCACTACGGGCGGCAGCCCTCTCTATGTCGCAGCTTTCGGTAACCGCTTTGTTGTGAGTGAGAAAGATACGCCTAATTTTTATTTGAGCACGATTAACTTGGACGGTAATGCAGGGACATGGTTTAGTTTCGGTTCTCCAGCTGCGGCGTTATTTGCACGAGCATCTGGCGTAATAGGTCAATTCGCAGTCTTGCACGCACAGCTTTATATCTTATGTAATTTCACAACAGACGTATGGTCAAACATTCCAACACGTCTTGAAGTAGCAGGAGGCGGCTTTGTGGAATTCCCATGGAAATTAAATACCTCCTACAACTTCGATTACGGTATAGCCGACCCATTTAGTCTTGACGTTGATTTTGGTCGCATGTGTTGGTTGGCGCGTAACAGCAATGGACTTGTAGCGTTCATGGTGAGCACGGGCGGCCAACCTGAGGACATGTCTAGTCAAGCGATCAATGTCTTGCTTGAGCGCGTCACCGCCGAGGAAGGACAAACACCATTTCTAACGCAATCCAGCAACGGCTTCTTGTATCAGTATGAGAACAGCATATTTTATCGCGTCGTGGCCGGTAAATTCCTTGATTTTGGGGATTTGGATATCGTTGATTCTGCGAATGCGTTAGAGTTTAACTTCAATACCAAGACATGGCATCGGGTAATTGAGCTTAATGGTGAGCGTAATCGTATCCAGCAACATGTCTATTTTAATAACAAACATTTGGTGACGGTAGAAGAAGATCCGGTTGTGTATGAGATGGCAGGTAATATTTATTCTAATGAATTGCGCACTCCTGATACTGACCCTCAAGCAGCCAATGCGTTTACCAAGTATCCCATGCGGTATGAGTTGGTGACAGGGCAAATATTTGAAGAGGATTACAGCGAATTTATTACGGATTACGTCGAGATTGATTTTGTATTTGGCGATCAAAGTTTCTATAAGAGTCGCGCACCATTCGATAACACGGTATTTATAGTAGATGAGGCATCCACTGAAGATAACCCGATTTACCTGGTAACTGAAGACAGTGCGCCGCCTGATGAAACATTCATAATTGCTGAGGGAACCAATGTCCCCACCGAAAACGATGACCACTATAATTATTTGTACAAGCCTAGCATTGAGTTGTTTATTAGTGATGATGGCGGAGTTACATTTGTTACGGCTGATGTTCGAGAATTTAGCCCATTAGGCGCGTACCGATGGCGAATGAGGTGGTACGAGCTTGGTGCCAGTCGAAATCGTTGTTATAAACTTATATGTGTGTCATCCGCGCCAATAGTCATACTGGGGGCAGTACAAATGGTGCGCAAATCATCAGGTGGAGCGAATTAATGCCAGTGTTCCTAGACAGAGTTAACGCGGTTCCTATTGTAAATCTGGATTTTACGCCCGAGTTTATCCAGTGGTTAACGATACTGGTGGACAGCCTGAATGAGGTGTTGGCAGATATTGAGGATTTGTTTAACTTGATTGAGGCGCCTCATTATACGGCAGCACAAATTGGTGCGGCTGGTGCTGATTGGCCTAACGGCATAGTGGTGTATGATACTACGAATAACGTATATGTTGGAAAAGAGAACGGTTCGCTGGTGCAGTTTGATACTAGCGCTTATCCATAAGGAGATATTATGAGCTGGCTATCAAGTTTTTTACATCCAGAACGGCCTTATCAAGCCGCACAAGACCAAATGCAGCAATACTATGGCCAAGCCCAAGGCCAAATGCAGCCATTCATCCAGCAGGGACAACAGGCTTATGGTGGATTAAGTGATGCCATGCAGCAATTATTGCACCCTGAGAAACTGCAAGGGGATTGGATGCAAAGCTATGAAACGAGTCCGCAAGCGTTACAGATGCAGGAACAGGCCAAGCAATCAGGGTTAGGCGCTGCCAGTGCTATGGGGTTGATGGGTTCGTCACCTGCCTTGCAGGCTATTCAGCAAGGCCAATCACAGATTGGTGCGGCTGATAGACAAAGTTATCTTGATAGTTTGATGGATAAATATAAGACTGGTATTGGGGTCGGGCAAAATATCTATGGGGCGGGTGCGCAAATGGCGGGTCAAGGGGCGCAAAATGCCATGAACATGGGCAATATCATGGGTGGACTGGCTGGTGGTGAGGCTGGTGCTGGTGGCGGTATGTTGGGGCAATTGCTTGGTGGTGGTTTAAATCTTGGGCTAAATTACTTGACTGGTGGAATGGGTCAAGGTGGATTTGGTCGCGGCGCATGGTCAACAGCAGGAGGTAATTAATATGCCTACAGCAGCCGGAATGCCGATGCCTATGACTGGTGAGCAGGGTCTTGCGTCAGGGTTTAAAATGGGTGATAGCCTGATTCAGAACCTTATGAATCGCCAGAAGATGCAACAACAGGCTGAGCAGTTTGCGCAGGAATTGGCTTTGCGTAAACAGGCCAATGCGCGTGCTGCACAAGCCGCTGCTGATGCGCATAGAAAAATGGATCCCATGTATGAGATTAACCAATATCGAGCGTTAGAAAATTGGATTAAAGGTAACGCTGGTCAAGATGGCGCACAACAAATGCCACTGCCAACGCAGGAAATGGGCGAAGGGATGGGCATGTTTACGCCTGAAGGGTTGCAGAGTGCGCAACAACAGCAGCAAGTTTCTGCGCCTACTGGTGGATTGGATATCGAGTTATTGAAAGCTCATCCTGTGTTGCGTGGGTTTGCCAAGAAGCATTTGGGGTTTGACCCGTTGGGGCATGAGGTAGCACTTCAAGGCGCGGCTCGTGAAGCCATGGATTTGGAGCGATTAAAAGGAATGCTACCTGGTGGAGCCAAAAATCCTGTTTATCAGAATGCGCTAAAAGCCTATAACGCGAAATTACATGCTCAAGAAGATTTAAGCGGTATTCGTGGTCGTACGCTTGGGGGATTGAAAACAGGTGAAAGATGGTTAACCGATCAACAAACGGGCGAAACAATTGGGAAAGAAATTCCATTGACGGCTACTGAGCGCACAGAATATAAAGGTCGTGGATTTTTTAATCATGTATTCCCGCAGATATCCGGTGGCTTGGCTCCTATGTCTGGTGAGGGTTCTATCACTCGATTATCTGATGCTGCTGGTAAGTATGGTATTGATCCTGTATCTACCAAGTTGGTAGATGACTTTTTGTTAAGTAAAAAATTGCTTACTGCTGGCACGGTTAAAGAGGCGGCTACTCTTGCCTCTGGAAAACAAAAAGCAACCTATCAGCAATTGCGTGATTCTTTAGATTCCTCTGATATTCCTAAAACAATCGAGAAGATAATCAAGCAATTTGGGTTGCCACCGGAAGCGGCTATGAAAGCAGATATGCGTTTTGCTAAGATGTTGAATGAAGCGACTAAAGTTGGTGAGCATTCTGTTCCTGCGTTTCAGCAGCAGTATTTTGATCCCGAGAAGCAACAAGCTAAATTGACTGACGATAAAGCGCCAGAAGATGTTATTGTAATTGATCCGAATGGACAGTCATTTACAACCACAAAAGAAAACGCTCAACATTTACCAGAGGGGTGGAGTCTTGGCTAATTCAAAATTTGATTATTCGGCATTGAAACCTGTCCAAAATCAAGATGGATGGGATCCATCCCAACTTACACCTATTGGAGGGGGTTCCTCCTTACCGAAACCTGAAGGCTCTCACCCATTCCGAGACGTGTTGATTGGCTTAACTCATCTAGGGAGAAACCTTCACAATTTACCCCATGACCTATCGAAGTTAGCTGAGTGGCCAGCAGAAAAAATAGCAGGCCCATTAAAACATCCGTTGTCGTCATATTTACCATATGACCCCGAAAGCTATGCGGACGTATTTGGCCAGAAAGGGAAAGGCACGTTGTTGGATAGAATGATTCAGGGGAGCGTTGAGCATGCGCCCGAACTGATTGGTGGCGCGGGTCTATTAAGAGGGGGGCTGCGGAGGCTTATAGGAACGCATCAACTGGATATAGCGAGAGACGCGGCACGTCAAATGCCAGGTGCTTTTTCATACCCTCCAGAAATGATAGGCCAAGCAAGACGATATATGCCGCTCGGAGAGGCAACCGAAGATATGCTACAGGCTGCTAGAAGTGGGGAATATAACGCCGCTTTTGATACTCAGTCACAAGTAGGGCATCATCAAAGGGCGCTGGAAAGATCGCCCCTTAGAGCCGAACAAAGACGCGCACCACTCGCCGGAGACTTAAAACGAAATATGCTGAACCACCTTGAGGGCGTATTTAGAAACGAAGGGATGCATGAAGAAGCCGATATGCTAAGGCAAGGAATTAATAACTTCAGAAGATACGCCCAGGTTAGAGACGCGGCTTTACCTTTATTGAAAAAGTATGGGATACCTACAACAATTTTAACGGCTTTGGGATTTGGAATTAAGAAAGGGATAAATTTGCTTTCTGATGATTAACGAGATTTGCAGATACATTGTATACCAGATGCAGCGCTTTCACAGCAGGGAATTATTTTTTCAATTATCCACGCTAACGTTAAGCATGAAAGTCCAAATAGAAGAATCAAAGACATCATGATTATCTGCCTTCAAAAAGAGCATACCAAAGACCACCCCAAACAAATATCGTTAGCAAAAATAACCCCATCACACACCTCCACATCAAATCAATGCGCAATTATAACCCAATGATTGTGCAATATGCAACTTATCTTCAAAATTAATATCAATTAATGATCTTTTCTTTACAAGTATATGTTAAGATTATAGTTTCTATTAATAAGTTTAAGGATGAGCTGTATGAGTGAGCTAGTGATAATGCAACAATATGAAGTTTTTACGACGAGTTTAATTATTTCTGAAAATTTAGATTTGAAGCATGAGAACGTCATTAAATTGATTAAAAAATATTCATACGTGGACAATCTTCGCGTGGTTCAAACACGTAAAGTTTCAACCAAAGGTCGCGCAATAGTTGAACATTTGCTTACAGAAGAGCAGGCGTTGATTTTAGTTAGCTTGATGAAAAACACAGAGCCGGTTATTAAATTCAAAATTGGCCTGGTACAAGCATTTATAAAATATCGCAAGTTATCAGCGCAATTGCTCGCACAAAAAAATAGCGCCGATTGGATTGAAGAGCGGCAAAAGACTAAAGTTATGCGTAGAGAATGCACTGACAAAATACAAAAATTTGTTGAATACGCAAAAGCGCAAGGAAGCAAATCAGCAGAAAAGTATTACATGAGCCTTACAAGAATGGAGTTAACAGGTTTATTTATCATTGAACAGAAATACCCAAATCATCGAGATGTAATGTCCATGAGGCAATTAAATCTTATTGAAATGGCTGATGAAGTAATTGGGAACGCCCTTGAAGATGGAATGAATCAGGGGTTGCCATACAAGGAATGTTATGTGCTTGCCAAAGAGCGGATTTCGCAACTTGCGAGGCTATTCCCTCCTTCTCCTTTGCCTATGCTTTTGGCTGATCAATCAAGCTAATTACCAAACCTAAAATATGTGCTAACATTAACCCCATTAATCAAATATCAGGGATAAGATTAGATGGCAACTTTAGGTGTTAGGTCATTCAACCCTATTTGGGCAAATTTTGATTTGGCCGGGCTGATATTTGATGATTCATATTATCTGTACGTGTTACAGAATGAGATCCCATACCTTCCAGAGCCAGTATTTCACGACCCTAACATGCTAAACCCTTGGACGAACCCGATCCAGTACCTTGCCAACGGCACCCTCCCCGTCGATATATACTGGAATGCAGAAAAAACATACCGATTAGAATTCCGTAAAAATGATGGTTTACTGCCACCGTCACAGAATGATGCCCTGATTTATCTAGTACAAAATTACAAGCCTGGCGAAGGTGGTTCATCCCCCCCTGCTAGTATTTCGCTTAGTACGGATAACCAAATCACAAACCCACAGTTTGCGTTGTTTAATTATGCTTCGGCTACAACGTTCACGGGCATATCGACACAAGATATACAAGTGGCACCGGGTTGGGTGTTGGAGTTAACCGGGACAGGAAACGTTACTGTAGAGCGTGAAAGCTTAAATAACACCACACAAACCGATACCAATGCGCCGTATGCTTTACGCGTCAACTCAACAGGTTTTGATGATGGGGGAGTCGTTTTATTTCAACGATTTCAGCAAGCAGGCATGCTGTGGGCTGAAAAGGTAGTTTCCAATACACTTACAGCACGTATTGATGGTGTATCCCAAACTATAACTGGAGTGCTTCGTGATTCCAATAATGAAGTTTTAGGACAAGTTTTAACGGGCACGCCAGGAAGTTCATTTGCTCAGATTCTTGGAACACCTGTGTTATTGCCTGCGAGCACTAACCCTGATGTTCCGCCAGCGGCATTTGTGGATTATCGATTAACATTGCCTAACAACACTGATATATACCTTACTAGCTTTCAAATTGTTGCTTCTGATGAAGGGGTGAATATTCCTTTTGCGTATGAGCAAGAAACGGTTAATCGACAAATTGATCATACTTATAATACCGCTTATCCGATTGTGCCTGTTGGTGCGATTATTGATTACGCTGGTACTTCGTTACCTGCACATTATTTAGCATGTGATGGGTCGTTAGTATTAAAAACCACTTACCCCGAATTATTTGCTGTATTAGGGACTTTGTGGGGCGCTGGAACCGCAACAGAATTTAACTTGCCAAACTTGAACGGGCGAGTTACAGCAGGCTCAGGGGGAACATTGCCGCCTTTAGCTAATACGGTAGGGAGCACCGGTGGTGCTGCCACTCATGCGTTAACAATTGCTGAAATGCCTGCGCATAATCATACCGCCACGACTCCTCTTCCCATGGGGTTAGGCCAGCCGGAATCGGCCGGTGGGGGTGCGGGTATGATTGCGGCGGGGTCGAGTACAGTTACCGTTGCAAATAGAGGTGATGGGAATGCTCATACTATTGTGCAACCAACGGCAATCGTTCGTAAACTAATACGCTATCAATAACAAGGAGTCCAAATTGTGGCAATTCAGTACAATAGCAATTATGATGAGACATTGCCTTTCAGTGATGTAACACGACAGATTCATCTTACTACAGCCGTTGAGCAAACGTTTGCTATTCCCGGAACTGAGACCACTCAGTATCAAGCGCTTTTCTCATACAATGATATTTCGAACGTGTTTGTTTGTTTGAATGCAACGCCTGTTATTCCAGGAGCTAATACTGTGGGCAGTCAGCAATACAATGAATTTAAGCCTGAAAAGCGATATGTAAAAGGCGGTGATGTATTGCATTTTATAACCCCTGATGCCACTGCTTACATGGGGGTTTCTTTAAGAACATTGCAGGGCAGCTAAGGATAATCATGGTTGACACACGCAAATTTTCAGATTTTGTAAACGGTGGTATTCAGGTAGAAGGTCAAACGACTGTTGGCCTTGATTCTGGTGTTAATACTCAATTTACAACAGCCCCCCAGTTTTTGCCTGCTGGAACAACGGGAGAAAGACCTGATCCCGCTACCGATGGCATGATTCGTTTTAACACGTCATTGCAGCTTTATGAATATTTTAGCGGTAGCCCGACGGGTGTATGGGCGCAATTTGAAGATTCAGCGGATATTGCATTGTTAATTGCTAGACTTGCCGCGCATACTGCTGGTGATGGCGCGTCAATGATTGGCCTTGAAGATCAAGGTGCTGTGTCCAGCCAAACCGTACAAAATCTATCGGAAGCTGATTTTATCGTTAAAAGCGTTAAAACAGCATTGGTTAACGCAATTGCTTTATCCGATCTAAATACAGGGATTTTGGTCAATGAAACCGGAACAGGAAATCTGGTTGCCCGAAGTGTTACCGGCACGACCAATCAAACCACTGTAACCAACGGAACTGGATTATCTGGTAATATAAATGTGGCTATTGCTGATAACCCTACATTGCCGGGTTCTAGTTTTGTTCAAATTCCATTTGGAAATACTGCGGCACGACCTGGTACACCAGATAATGGTTATTTTCGTTATAACACCCAATTAGACGAGCTTGAATTCTGGGATAATAATGCGCTGGCTTGGGTTCAAGTTGGTGCGTCTGGTAGTGTGTTTTCGGTAACGGGTACGGCGAATGAGATTGACGTTGACAATACCGATCCTGCTAATCCTGTATTGAGCCTTTCGGCAACAATAGATGCCCCTGGAACTTTTACGATTCAAACCTCGACCGCGGTTGATGAGATCATTGACGATGATACGTTTGCATCTGCCACGGCCACTAACCTTGCGACAGCAGAAAGCATCAAGGAATACGTTGATAATGAGGTGGGTGGTTCAGTAACATCCGCAGCAGGAACCGAGAATCAAGTTTTAGTAAACGCCACCTTTGGGGTTCCTGAAACAGGCGCACTTACACTTACATTGCCACAAGACATTGCTAGCACCAGTAGTCCTACGTTTTCCTCTTTAACATTAACTAACCCTCTTGCCGTTTCTAGTGGTGGCACAGGGATTGCTACAACAACGGCATTCGGCCTTATTGCTGGAGGCACAACCGCTACAGGTGC